ATATCTGCAAAGCTGTCCGGGTCGCGGTAGGTTTCAGTCTTGTTGATTTGGTCAGCAGTAGCAACGGCTGATGAATGACCAGCAACAATCATACCAAAGTTATTGGCGTTGGTTCCACCTGTAGTAGATGGACCTGTACCAACTTTAGGCAGGTTGTTAGATACATGAACTTTAAAGCCATGCAGGTTATTCAGAATCAAACCATTCTGCAAACCAGAACCACCAAAGTCTGAATCAAACAGACGTGAGTCTTCGTCTTTCAGCAGTTCAACAAACACTGGGTCAACAACCAACCAACGTCCCTGAGAGTCTACGTTTTGCAGGTCAAGTTGACGTGCCATACGTGCAACCACAGTAAGTGGGTTAGCTACACCAGCAGTTGTAGGAACTGCTTCTGATGCGCGAGGCTTTAGACCGACACAGTTAGCAGCATTACCTGCGTTGAAGTCGGATGCGTTCAGCTTCATGCTTGCCAGCAGTTCATCAGAACCAGCAGTAGTCACAGCCTTTGTACCGTTAATTACGTTGTTTACGGTGTCTGGTGTACCACTGATTGCAGACTGCTTAAAGCCAGTCAAGTAACCAAGAACATCTTGGTCAAACTGGTCGGCTAGGCGGTATGCGGCACGGTCACTTGACAGAGACTGAAAGTTAACGTGCGAATGAGCCTCTTCAATATCATCGACTTTAAACGCAAAGTAGTTTGCTTTGTCGATAGTAAGGCTGAAGTCCTCATCATCAAGGTCTTGAGGAGTGATAGTAGTACCACGCTCATATGCCTTAACAGTGATTTCTGGCTCCTTAATAATTTTGACGGAATCACCAAAGTTAGCGATTTCACCAAAGTAGTCGTTATTCGTAATTGCGTCACAAACAGCGGCCTTGCGGAAAGCAAGTTGCACCTGTTTGGAGTAAATTACTGGGCTAAAATTGCCATTCGGCAAGTTGTTATAACCCGCTGCTCTTGGAAAAGCCATAATCCATCTCCTATTGTTTTGGATTTTTTACAGATGCAAACAGTACAATTCTTTGCAGAGGCTGTATAACGTAGGGTGTATCTTGTACAAGAGTTGCAACTAATGTACTCAATAGGCCATGTTATTCAGGTAATCTTGAAGATTTTTGTCGTTTGCGAGATATAATGTAAGCCAGTAGCTAACAAGCTTACACTATTATTGTATCTAGTTATACTTATGTATAACTATTTGTCAACACTTTTTTTATATATTTATCGTGCCGAACCTGAAATATCGTAGATAAATTTACCGCTACGAATTGCTTCCATAATATCGTCTGCATATTTTTCATATTCATGGGGTGACATGTCCTGAACCTGCGACTCTCTTAGATAATCGGAAGATTCATCCGCTTGCGGCTTGCTTCTAGAATTTTTTGTGTTGACAGATTGTGCTGCGCTTTTTTTACTGGACTTTTTCGTGGTAATGTTTCTGTCAGCTTTATACAGGTCAATAGCCCTGGCAGCAGAACGTGCATCATTATCATTTTCATACAAGGCATCTTGTACCCACTTTGGTTGTTCCGTAGCCCAATCGTGAAAATCATCACTATCCCTAATATCATCAAAGTCTGGATGCAATCGCATAAGTTCTGCCTCTGCCTTTTCTTTCTTTGCAGAGTATTGCATTTCATCTACTGCTTTCATTTTTTCTTCCAAAACATTAGCTTGTTCTTTAGCTTTTTTGATAGCAATAGTTTCAATAATAGCAGCAACATCAGGATATTCAGAAGCCCATTCTTCTAAGTCTTCATCAGATTTTGGGAGCTTCATTTCTTTACGGGATGCAGTATCCAGTTGAGATTTTAGTGCGTCAATCTGTGTTTGAAACTCTTTTTCTTTTTCTTGCATATGTCTACGCAAGTCACCATACCGTTTTTTAAAAGTTTTTTCTTCGGCGTTGGTTGGTTCCGCTTCATCAGAACTTTCGGGTGATTCACCCTTTTGTTCTTGTAGAAGCTGTTCTAGTTCTTCTTCATCTTGTTTAATCTTTTCATCTCGTGAGTAAGGCTTAGAGATAAATGCTTTTTTATTAGGCTGTTTCATTTCTTCAGCCATGATTGTATCGTTCATTGTTTTTTCCTATACTGGGGCCAACGTAGCCACCTGTCGGGGTGGGGGAAGGGTGGGCCAGCTAATCTAGGTGGTTATCGTGTACCTAGACCACGCTTCTTTTTAGCAATTGTATTTGGCCTATCCAATACAATTTGCCGCATAAACCCAGAACCAAATACTTTTGACAGTACGTTATACTCTGGGGTTCCTACCATACCACGTATGATATCCTTTTCGTCATCTGACAATGACTCAAAACGGTCACTTATTTCTAGGATAAATTCATCCACTTTTCTCTCCTTCACGAATCCAGTATTGTTCTTCGTCAATAATCCATTCTAAGTCTTCATACTCATCGTCTGTTAAGTTTTTCAAAAAGGTTTGAACTTCCGTTTCCGCAAGAGTCATGCCGTGGTACTTAACATATCTTTTCTGTAGACTAGGTTCCTTAGTAGTAGTATATACCAAGGTCATACCTTTTTCTTTAGCAAGTGCGAAAACACTATCTAAGCACAGCTTGATTGCTTTGTGTGTTATCTTGGGTGGTGCATTTTTATCTGTTACCAACCATTCCATAAAAGCAAAACGTGTACCAATGCCTATATATAAGCCAGCTGCACAAATCGGTGAGCCTTCATGTTCAACTATTACACCATCTGGTGGGAGACATTCTTTTGGTACACTACCAAACTCCCATTCTTCCCACCATTTTACTAACGTGTCATAGTCTTCATTCAGCCGCCATAGTCGTTGTTGTATCATCGTTAAGGTTCCTTATCTTTACGTTGTCTTCGCTATCAAGTATAGCATGTTCTTTCCAAGTTGTAAAGTAGGAATCTCCAACTTCTTTAAGTTTTTCTTGTTCAGTTACCTCAAAGTAATCAGTGAAAAGCATGTCATTAATTACAATGCGTCTGTTTTCTGAACCAAAGATATAAACAACTACATCATCATCACTTTCAAACTTTGCTTTCTTGCTGTCTTGAACGCGAGTCCAAAGACCATCTTCGTTTACCATGTGTGTACCTGATACTTTAATGCCTTCATAATCATACAGGTTATCAATTAAGAAACGTCCTGCAGCAAATACAAATCCACCCACTGCAACTTCATCCCCAATATCAACTTGTTCCACTGGTTTTTTGCTACCATCTTGCATGGTAATTAAAGTTCCTTTAGCAAAACAACCATCGTTGTTTCCACCTCCTCCTGATTCACCAGCGCGAGATTTATCTCCTGGGCTACTAGCCTTTGTGCTTCCAGCTTGTTTAGCTAAATCTTGTTTATTTTTTTGTATTCTGTCTGCCTCATCTTTTTCCCTACGCATGGCATCAGCTTGTCTTTCAATAGTATCTCTATCTACCTTTTTTCCTTTTGAAGTAGTGACAGCTTTCCCCCCAGAGGTAACAGGTCTACCAGAACTATCTGTTACAATGTTACCTTTTCCTTCTTTAGCAGCAATTCTATCCGCTGTTCTAGTATCCGTTTGACTTTGCTGACGCCTATTCTCTTCCTCAATAATTTCTTTTTGTCGTTGCTCTTCAGCAATTTTTGCAAGCCTTTCATCTGCAAGTCTATTTTGTTCTTCAATTCGTTCCTCTTCTTTACGAGCTTCTTCAGCTGCTGCCGCTTGACGCTCCGCTTCTTCTCTTGCAATTTTTGCTAGACGCTCATCTGCAGCACGGTTTTCTGAATCAATCTTTCGTTGACGAATTGCGTCTGTACGAGATACTGGTAAGGCAATCCTATCCTCTGTTGGCTCACCTCCTACTTCTGTTCTGTCTACAATCGGTGAATCAGGATTTCTAAGATTAGCACGAGTTAAACCACTGGCTGGCGCAGAAGATAATGTACCATCCTCTTTTACCCTAAAGTAATCATCTCCTACTTTCTGATAGTCTGTAAGTTTACCAAAGCGATTAATTGTTGCAATCTCTGTAGGTTCTGCTGTAACCTCAACAGTAGGTGCGTCATATCTTTCCATACCGCCCCTAAAATCTTTTCCAATTTCAGAGAAAGGAACTCTACGAACTTCTGCGTCATACACAGGTAGAGGTGCTGCAGGTTGTGTATCAAGCATATCAGGACGGCGGGTAATAGCATCCATTTGTGTTGCAACATCTGTTGTTTCTGGTGTGGTTGTTACTTTTGGTAATCCTTCAATAACATCTCTAATGCTTTCATCACCTGCAATATTCCTAAGACCCGCAAGTGAAGCTGGTGTAATACCTGCCTCAAACATGTCTTGCGTCACTTCAAAATCATCCTTGCCTAGATTTGTTGTGCCGAGAAAACCAACTTGCTTACCAGTTATAGGGTCAAAGCTACCACCTTCACCATCTGCAATATTGCCATTGGCTAGAATCGTACCACGTTCAGGACTGCCTGACAGCGCACGTAAAATAGGATTCATATTAAGTAACGCATCTAGTGTACTCTGTTCTTTAGTATATCCCATCTTCCTAGCAGCTTCTTTCTTGTCTCGCATTTGTTGCGCGAGTTGTTCGTTCCGTTCATCTATTTGCCTATTACTGTCACTATCATCACGCTGTTCTTGTTGAACAGCAGGTGGGGCTACTGTCGCTGCTTCTTGTGTAGGTGCAGTTTGAACGTCTGTCTGTAGTCTGTATCCTGCGGGAATGGGATATAACGGCTGTCCGTTTACAAAAGGAATGTTCATAATAAGACCAGCATCATTTACATATGTACGGATTTCAGTATATGTGCCAGACGTTGTTGGCATAAGTTGTTCAAAGGT